CACAGCCAACAGCGTGGTAGTGCCTATCGAGTTGACGATTACAGACGGCACGGCCGTAACCGCAGAGGGTATTCAGAAGGGCGTATCACAGTTCACTCTTGACAACAAAGCGTTCCCGGTAATGAAGATTGCCGCGGTTTTGAAGATCAGCGAGGAAATGCTTGACGATGTTCCCGGACTTGTTACCTACATTGTTAACCGTTGGGGTTCTAAATTGAAGGTAAAAGAAGATGCAACCATACTTTATTCTGTTGCAAGTGCGACCGCCTTTGATGGTTTGACAGTAGCAGCTCAGGCTTATGTTGACGCGTTGGCTGATTCAGCCGTAACCAAGTGGGATGTTCTGATGAACGCTATCACTCAGGTACGCATTGATGAATACCGGGCAACCGCTATCATGATGAACCCTGCCGATGTGCTGACATTGAAAACTGAAAAAGGTTCTGATGGCAACTACTTAGGACGCAGCCCGTGGGATCGCCTCCCGATGTTCTGCGATGGTGTTCAGATTATCGAAACAACCGCCATCGGTTCCGGTGAGTTCCTTGTGGGTGACTTCACCCGTGGGGCGCAGATATTTGACCGAAAAACAGCTTCAATCAACTTCTTCGATCAGGATGAGGACAACGCCCAGAAAAATCTGATTACCGTTGTAATTGAAGAAAGGTTAGCACTTGCAGTTTACCGCCCGAACGCATTTGTTTATGGCGACTTTGCCTCAGCACTTGCAAAAGGATCAGCATAGTATTAATTTAAGTCAGACAGGGGGCGGGGTGATAGCCGCTCCCTAAATGGCTTTTAAAAAAAGAGAATGAAAACAATCCTACTCAATTTAGAATCAAGGCCAGACCGATTAAAGCGGTCGGTCGATGAGTTGGGTAAATTTGGCATAGATCAGATTGAAATATTCAAAGCTCACACAGGCGGACATTCTGGATTTAACAAGTCGATGCACGAGATCGTAATGTCAGACGGTGAAATGCTTGTGGTTGAAGATGACATTAAACTGATTGGCAATGTATCTGATCTGATTGCCGCAAAGAAGCAACTCCCAGATGATTGGGACATGCTATATTTAGGCGCGAACCTACTTGAACCATGCCCGAAATACGACACCAGAATCAATAGATTAACAAGCGCATGGACTACACACGCAATTTTATACAGCGTGAAAGGGTCAGACTATTGCGCTAAGTTTTACGATTACTCTTTAGTTTACGATGAATGGCTCAGGCGGGTGGCACAGAATCGGTTAAAATGTTTCGTAATGAATCCGCTTATTGCGTTTCAACACCCGGACATATCAGACTTGACCGGCCAATATTCTGATTACGATTTAACCGACAAAGGAATGTTAATATGAAAATACTTTTTTACATACACGGTTATCCACCATCACACAACGCTGGCGCGGAGTGGATGGCATACGATATGATTGAGAGCCTAAAGCAACGGCACGAGGTAACAGTGATTACCCGTAATGCTGTTAATGGCTTTCAAGAGGGCGTGAATGTGGAAGAGCTTAACTTGATTACAATAAAGCCCAAATTCAACCAGCACGACATTGTATTTACGCACTTAGAATTCACCGGCAAAGCCCACAATATCAGCAGGTTATTTGGTAAGAAAAACCTATATGTAATCGTTCACAATACGACACCATACGCAATCATCAAGACAAGGCCGTATCAGTTTAATATTGTCTATAATTCACGTTACACCGCTGCATTAAACTATCAGCAACGCTCAATGATTTGCCGGCCTCCACTCGTTCCTGAACGATATGCAAAAGAGAAAACAGGACTTAACGCTATCACTTTGGTAAATTGCTGGCCTGACAAAGGCGGTCAGATACTAATTGACCTTGCGCGGCTTATGCCGGAGCGTAAATTTATAGGTGTATTAGGCAGCTATGGACAACAGGTGCGGGCAGACCTCCCGAATCTTACTTACATCGCAAATAGCCCGGATATGGCGAAAGTCTATGCAGATACGGAAATACTTATCCAACCATCCACATATGAGAGTTACGGAAAGGCAGCATGTGAGGCACTATCCACCGGATGCGCTGTAATCTGTACAGACACCCCAGGGCTTCGGGAATCATTAAGCTATGCAGGCATTTACGTTGATCGCACAGCCGAGGCGTATAAGGCTGCTATTGAGAAAATGGACATTGAAAAACAGGTAAAGAAGGCTAAACGTAGAACGGCTGAACTTGTTAAGCAAACGAAAACCGATTTAATTGAACTTGAAAACTTTATACAATGGCACAACTCAAAGAATTAAAGGCGATAAGACCGTTTATTTATAGCGGTAAAGATTATAAGCGAGGGGATTTGTTCACCGCTCCTGAACCAGATGCAGCCGGGTTGGTGGTTAAAAATTGTGCTGTTTATGTTCCTGTTTCACCATATGATGGCGAAACAAAAGAACTTAAGAAGGTAACCATGTCAAAACCAAAACGCAAATGATAAGCTACACAATCACCCCAACGGCGGCAGCGGTTACAGCAGCAGAGGTAAAGACGTGGTTAAGAATTGACCACTCGACAGATGACACACTGATAACTGGCACCATCATACCGGCAGCACAGGCAGCCATTGAGCACGCCACAGGGTTGAGCCTATCCGACGAGGGTGAAGTGGTGTCCATTTGGGATGTTGACAGCAATACAGGATGGCTGGAACTACCTATATCACCGCTTCAGGAGATTGTTAAAGTATTGGTATCAGACGAAGCCACAACCGGCTACACAGAAGGGGGAACACCGAACTATCCGACTATTAACATCACATCCGGGCAGAAGGTGCAGGTCGAATATTTAGCCGGGGCGGAAACAGTTGATCCTGAATTGAAGTTGGCCGTATTGATGCAAGCCGCTTACTACTACATGAACAGGGAAAACAGCGATATTGCTCCGGCAGCGAAAAACATAATTTTGAAACGAGGCAGAAACCTTGCAATCTGATGAACACGGGCGAACTAAAACATAGGGTATCACTTTACACCGTTACACAAATAGCGGATGGAGAGGGTGGGTTCACATCAACCGAGGCGCTGGCATCAACCAGGTATGCTAAAGTTCGCCAATTGTCTCAATCAGAATCAACAACCAGCGGGCAGGTAGTTGGTGAAAATAATTTCAGCATCACGCTTCGCAGACCTGAAAATGAAATATTGAGCAGGTCATTACTACTTGTTTGGAACAATCGCAGAATGAACATCACCGGGATTGAAACTGATGATTTCTGGCATTACATAACCGCAACAGAAAAGTCATGAGCGATCAACAGACAATCGGTATTTCAGCGGCAGAAATGAAGCGATTTCAAGCCCAATTGAAGAAGTTTAATGAAAAGAAAACTAAACAGCTTCAGGACTTGACGCAATTGTCTGGAGTTAAGATTGCCAGCGCAGCCAAAAGCAAAGCACCGAGGTATCAATCGAGGCTTATTAATTCAATCCGGCCAATAGCAAGCCGCAACCGTTTATCAGTTCGGGTTAATACCGATGTCGAATACGCTCCATTTGTTGAGTTTGGAACGAAAAGTAAAGCGCAAATACCGGCTGAACTTGCTGAATATGCATCACAGTTCAAGACTACCTCACCGGCTAACTTTGAGCAATTTTATAAAGATATTAAAAAATGGTGCCAGAAGAAAGGAATTGATGAAAAGGCAGCCTACCCGATAGCTGTTAGCCTGATTAAAAACGGGCAACGCGCACAGCCGTTTCTTTATCCAGCATTCAAAGCCGAGAAGTCAAAATTCATAAACGCTATTAAGCAACTAATTGCAAAACAATGACAAGCCCAGATAGCGAATTGAGGAAATTATTACAGACTATTGCAACGGCCAACAGCCTAACGATTTATGACCGTGTGCCGGAACAGGCGACAGGTAATTACGTACATATATCGGACATAAACAGTTCGGATGCCTTTACATCTGATCAGGTTATATGGGACACTGAATTGCTATTGGATATTGTTACTAATTTTGACACAAACAAGGGAGGTCGCAAGACAGCCGACACAATCGGGAACACATTATTGACTGCATTGGTTGATAAGTACCAATTAATGACCGGCTTTGCAATTGCAAAAAGTACCATTTTAAATATGAATTACATTGATGAGCCGACAGATAGAGGATATATCATTCGTAAAATAATCAGGATTGAATTACAAATTGAATCAACAACTTAATAACAAAGCGAAATGAAAAAAGACGGAAAAAAGTTTGTTATGCAGTTCGATGGAGTTGCGATAACAGCACGCACAACCGGATCAATGCAGATGGATGCAGATATGCTGGATGCAACAACCGCAGATTCTGTAAAATTTAAGGAATTTATCGCAGGTGAAGCAAATTGCACCCTGTCAGTCGGGGGGCTTTATGATCCAGATTCAGTTGAGGGTACAAGTGAAGCGATTGCTTACCTTATGGCCGGGACTGAATTAACCTGGTATTGGGGCGAAATTACATCTGGCGCAACTTACTGGACAGGACAGGGGTTAATCTCCTCCGTATCGGTAACTGGCGACAAAAACACACTGGCAAGTTATTCAATCAGCATTCAGAACACTGGAGACCCCGAAGAAAAAACAGTAAGCGGATCATAAAGATGAACAAAGTAAGCGGATATTGTGAGGTAAACATTGGTGGGAAAGTCAGACCTATAAAGTTCGGAATGGGTGCATGGTCAATCATTGCAGACGAGCGGAATTTGCCGTTAGCGGATATTACCAAAGGGCTAAATGAGTTGTCCTTCGTTGCATGGATTACCTACGCTGGCTGTAAATATGCCTGTTTGGCCGGTTATTCAGACCTGCCAGCACCTAAAAGTATTTACGAAGTGCAAGATTGGTTTGACGATGCGGACCCGGAAGCGATGAAAATTATAGGGCAGACGTTTGCAAAATCAAGAACTAACGGTAAGACGATGTCCGATATTATTGCAAAGGTTGTTGATAATGAGCCGGAGCCTGATCCTCAAAAAAAAAAGAAACCTTCGCGGAAATAGAAGATTTCGCATTAGGTGAACTTGGATTGCTGCCCGCTGTGTTTTACGATCTAACTTGGTCTGAATACCAGCGGGCGGCATTGGGTTACAGGGTTAGATTAGACCGCCAATGGGATTACACGAGACATATAATTTTAGCACAACTCCGATCCGTAGGATCAAAAATTACACTGCAAGATATACACACTTGTATATTTGACGAGCCAATTAAAGAGGCGTACATAAGCCCTGAAGATTGGGAACTGACAAAGAAAGCATTTAAACTTAATTGACATGGCTAAAATTGCTGAATTTTACGCGGAACTTGGACTAAAAAAGGATAAGTTTGATAAAGGGATGAATGAGGCTGGAAAGTCGCCCAGTAAAATGAGCGCTAAATTTGCAGCTATGGGAGCGGCTATTGGTGCAAGTTTAGCAATGATAGGGACTGCATTTGTTGCTATGTCTATAAAAGGAATGGATGCATGGGATAAACAAGTTAAAGCTGAAGCCGGATTACTAAAAGCCCTGAATGATAGAAAATTAGTACAACAAGCATTAATACAACAAGCAGGAACATTACAACGAAGTACCCTGTTTGGGGATGAGGCCACAATAGAAGCGCAGAAGATGCTGGCTATTATGGGATTATCAGCTACACAAATAAAAGATTTAATTCCATTAGTACAGGATTTTTCAACCGCTACCGGCATGGATTTAAGGGGAGCGGCAAACCTTGTGGGCAAGTCAATTGGAACAAGCACAAACGCATTACAGCGATATGGTGTGGAGTTAGATTCCACAGGGTCAAAGTCTGAAAAGGCCACTGCATTGATGGCGAAGTTTACCGAAATGTACGGAGGTCAGGCAAAAAAAGCCGCTGAGGTTGGTATGTCAGGGCTTGACCAGTTAAAAGGTGCTTGGGGCGACATAATGGAGGTTATGGGCTCCAAAGTCGGACCTTTTATTAGTGCAATTTCTAAAATATTATCAGGTGAATTATTAGACGCTGCATCGGGTGCGGCCGCAACAGGATTACAAAAGACTGTTAATGAATATTTGGCAGCAGACGAAGCAGGTAGGGAAGGGATTAAAAAGGGACTTGAAGATTCACTAACCGAATATAACAGACTATGGCAAGAGGCTAAAGATAAAGACGATAAAGTTAACCGTGATCACTATTCATTGCAGGCAGACTATGTACGTGAAGCACTTGCTGAGATTGATAAGCTAAATAAAGAAAGTGCCGGTAAGTTTGAAATGTCTGCCGATGAAATTGCAGCGGCAGAAAAACTAAAGAGGGAAGCATGGGATAAAACCAATAAAGCAATTCAGGATCAGAACGAATTGGCAGAAATAAATGCGGACACATTACGCACAAGCATGGCGAGTGCTATTGCTGATATGGACGCTGCAAATGAGGCAATAAAAACAGCCAACGAAACATGGAAGGCCGCAATGAATGAGCGGTTTGAAGTTGAAGAGGAGCAAAATGTTGACGATGGAACTGATGCAATTGAGGAAAAGTTCTGGAAAATAAGGGAAAGCACCCAATCCTTTATAACTGATATGAACGCAATGACAGAGGCGTTTATTGCAGATTTCATATATGGGTTTTCCGAAGGGATTGCAGGTCTTTTGACTGGGGATGTTGGGTTTGATTCATTCTTTAACACTATCTTAAACTCAATAGGATCGTTTCTAAAACAAATGGGTGCGGCTGTGATTGCTTACGGGATTACAATATCAGCATTTAAGAAAGCATTT